CCTTTGCTCCAATACTGCTCACACAGTTCAATTTCAAACGTGCCAACCTGGTTCCAGTTTACGATGTCGATCGCAATACGAGCGATCTCGAAGCGACGCGCCTGAGTGGTTGATGCTGAGAGCGTGTCCCAGAAGAACTGCTTCACACGCTTGGTGTTGTCCACCGCGTAGCTGCTGTAGTTGCTCGCGTGGAGAACTTGATTTCCGTTGATCGAAGCGTTTGAGAAGTACGCAGTCGCCGAATTGTAGTCGAACCTCAGGTACGTTCCGTCGAAGTACATTCCACGGCGCGTAGTCCAGTCGTTGCTGTTCGCTAGAGACCAGAACCCGTTGTTCTCACCAGCGATGTAGCAGCCGTCTATAAGGACGCCCATCTGCCCCGTGTTCGGCAAGTCCTGCCCAAACACAACTTCGCCGCCATTAGCACTGAACCCACCCCATCTCGATCCAGGTAGGCTTGCTCCGTACCACGATCCACCTCTTGGCAATGTGTAGTTGGTGTAGTTGTTGGCATCCAGGACGTTTGCACCCTTCCACTGAAGCGAAGCGTTTCCGCGATATGCGGTCAGCAGTGTGGTCCAAGACACCGCAGCGCCAACGGTTCCAGTTGCCGCGCTGTAAACCTGGATGCCATCCGCGAGGTCGATGCGTGTGACAGCATCAGCAATGGCGTAGGTATGAGAACCGGCAGTCGCGGTGTAGTTGATGCCGTAGCTGATGCCGCCGTAGTTTCCGCCAGAGTAGCCGATGCGGACAGCGCGTGGGTTTCCCGAGTTGGAGCCACTCCACGTAACATCGCCGCTAAAATAGCCGCTTGTTCCAGAGAGACCTCCGGTGAGAGTGCCTCCAGAGCTTGAAAAGGCATCTGTGATTCCAAATCCTCCAAGCGTTGTTGGCTTACTTGTAATCCCAGACCACGCCACGTTGGTGGCAGTCGCAGCATTTCCGGTGCAGCTTGTTGAGCTTCCGACGATGTTCATCGTCTGGCCCGACAGCATTCCCGCAAGTGTCGCCATCGACAGGGCAGCAGGGGCTTGAGCTACTGAGGCGCTGCTGTTTCCAAGAACGCTCGATACTGCCACGTTCTGAATCTTCGCGTAGGTAACCGCTGAGTTTGCGATCGTCGCCGCAAACGAAAGATTGGCAGTGCCGTCAAAAGTGCCACTTGTTGCCGTGACATCTCCCGTAAGCGCGATCGTCCTACCAGTAGCCCACCTTGCCGCACTGCCGCCGACGTTCAGACTGTTTGCGGTTCCGGTAAGCCCTGTCCCTGCACCGGTGAAGCTAGACCCAGACACAGTTCCGGTTGCGCTGACGTTTCCTGGCAGCGTTAGATTTCCGTACAGCGTGATGTTCCGACTTCCATCCCAGTCATACACTCGGTTGAACGAGGAGTACCCGCCCATGATTCCGATGTGTCCGACAGAGATCGCGTTGTTCGGGTAACCGGACGGGCCGTTGTTTCCGATCAACTCGAACACCATCCGAACGTCGCGAGTGTCCCACCATCCGCTGACGTTGACGTGCGACGTGAACGTGTACCCAGGCCATGAACTGATTCCGTTTACCCTGTACGATTCAGCACCAAACACACCATTCAGGTCGCTCTTGTAGAACACGAAGTTCATCGAGTGACCGTTGGTCGAGTGGCACAGTGTGAAGTGGGAGAAGAAGTGGTATCCGAAGTTGACCCACGTCATCCGAACCTTGGTCCAAGCTCCGATGTTGGACCCGACGTTCATGTTGAACCCGCCCCACTTACCAAACACCTTCCCATCGAAAACGTCGCTGCTAATCGTGGTTGCGACCCAATTTACTCCATCGACAGTGTACTCGACAGTTGTTGGAGGACGGAAAGCTATGAGGTTCTGAACAGAGTCAGTGCCCCACAGGCGCTGCATGTTTCCAGATCCGTAGATGTCGCCCTGCGTGAACCCATTTGGGTCCACCTGATACATCGCATCGGTGATGCCGTAGCCGGACAACGTCGTCGGCTTTCCGGTCACGCCTGACCAAGGGACCGCACCAGCAGTGAGGCTGCTCGCGGTTCCAGTGAGGCCAGTTCCAGCACCGCTGAAGCTGACCGCATTGATTCCGCCTGAGGCGTCACGCTGCGCAAGCCTGTTTGCCGTTGCTGCAGTGTCAGCGCCCACCGTGATTGTGCCACTTCCAGCACTAATTCCGATGCGAAGGCCGCCGCGAGCCTCGATAGGACTTTCAACGTATAGACCCGCTGTCTGACCAGTCTTCGGGAGGTAGAGTCCGTATGACGCGAAGTTTGCGACGTCATCTGTGGACTCGGATCTTATGCTGAGACGGCCGCCACCCTTGTATATTCCGTTGGTGGAATCCGTGAAGTACAGCGTTCCTGTAAGCGTCCCACCACTCAGCGGCAATGCATCAGTGATTCCGTAACCACTCAGCGTGGTCGGTTTGCTAGTAATACCAGACCACGGAACTGACGAAGCAGATGCAGCGTTTCCTGTGCAAGATGTTGATGAACCGGATATGTTCATCGTCTGACCACTCAGCATCGTGGCCACCTGAGCAGCCGTGAGGTCGGACGGGCTATTTGCAACAGCACCATTGTTACCCTTGATGGTACCTGCGCCCATCGTGTTCAGCTTCGCATTTGTAATTGTGCTGTTTGGGATTGTAGTCGTAATAGCCGTTGTCCCTGTGCCCGTAACATCCCCAGACAGCGTGATGCTCTGGTTTCCGGTTAGGTAGCGACCATCGAGGCTGACCGTCAGATTGCCTGTAGCGCGAGTCAGCGTCAGTGTTCCACCAGAGAATCCGACCGCTGTAGTGTCTCTGTTTTCATAGTACGCGCCATGTTGACCATCCAGCAGGTCAGAGTTCAGGTTTGTTACTGCTGTTGTTGAAGCAACCGAGAACGGCGCTGTTCCAGTTGCTACGCTGCTCGTGATTTGACTCGCAAATGTGGCTGAACCAGCAACAACCAGCTTTGCAAGTTTTTGCGTCCAATCAATAGTTGGCGCATATACCGTGCCGGTGGTTGACCCATTTGGAGGTGTGCCTGAAACGTAAGTAACTACTGTTCCAGAGTTTATAGTTGCCTCTGCTGTGTAAACATACGTCTGCCAATCAGCCAACTGACGGATCTGCAACTCGTACACTCCAAGTGCCGTTTTTACGACGCGCACATAATCCGAAACTGGTCCAGTAACCCAGGCGTCGTTGTACGAGTCCTGCACACCGCCGCTTCTGCGGCATGAGGCAAAAAACGTCATCGGGTAACAGTCAGAGTTCCACCCGAAATTGCCTTGGTTGTCTACTACATCTACACGAAAAGTGACTGCTCGGTATAACCCAACTCCGATAGTGATGTCGGCTATCTTCTTCCAGTTGAGATCCTGTCCACCACCGTAATATACGGTGTATATTTGCTGACGGTTGCTGTACTGAACGGTAGTGGCAGCGTAAAACGCTCCGCCAGATGTAAGTGCAGAGTTTACAGTAAGGTTACCTGACTTGGTCTGCGCAGTTGCCGAAGTGTCTAATGCGTCAGTTATTCCAAACCCCGCCAGAGTTGTCGGTTTGCTTGTTATTCCAGACCACGCCACATTAGTGGCTGTCGCGGCATTGCCTGTGCAGGAGGTCGAAGATCCGACGATGCTCATCGTCTGACCACTGAGCATTCCTGCTAGGGTGGCCATCGAAAGTTCCTGCGGTGCCTGTGCCACCGAGGCGCTGCTGTTGCCGAGCACGCTGGACACCGCGACGTTCTGAATCTTGGCGTAGGTGACTACAGAGGCGGCGATCTTCGCCGAGGTCGATACGGCACCATCAGCAATGTTTGTTGCGATCGCAGCGGTTCCGCCAATGTTCAACGCAGCAGCGGTTCCGGTAAGCCCTGTTCCTGGACCAGAAAAATTGGTCCCGGTAACCGTTCCAGTGAACGTCGAGTATCCTCCGTAGTTGGACGAGTCGAGCAGCTTTTTCCACGCGCCCCAGGTCGTGTTGCTACCGCTGCGCTGCCACACGTTCCCGTTGTCCGTGAACCCAAGCTGGTGAGACGACCCGCCGGTCCAGTCAGTGCCGCTACCGTACTGGCGGAACGTCAACAGTCCGAAGTAGTTTCCGCCGTCGTTTAGTCCGTTCGACGAGTTCGCCTTGAAGTCGAAGACGACACCCCTGTTGATGGTCTGAGGGGTTGTCGCATCATCGCGCGTGTCGGCCACGAAAACAGCGTACGAATACCCAGTGACTGAAATGGGGTAACTCCCAGAAAGACGCCCAGCAGCGAGAGTCCCGGTGAAGTTGGCGCAGTCGAGGTAGTAGGCCCCGTGCTGACCGTCTAAAAGGTCAGCGTTGAGGTTTATGACGGCTGCGGTCTGGTTGACCGTGAACGGGGGTACACCCGCTGCGGTGACGATCTGCAGTTGGCTCTCAAACTTCATGCTGATGGGGTATTAGTAGCCGACAACAACCCAGCGATACGCGGCAGCATTGGCTGGTGCAACAGCGAACGTGAACTTGACGGTGTTAGAATCGAACGTCTGCGTGTTCACGAAGATCTGATTGTCCGACGAATCGTAGATGTCCACGACGACGTTCTTTGTGTTCAGATTGTGAACGGCGTTGAATACGGTGGTAGAGCCGTCACCAGTGATTCCGCCGGACACCATTGCCGCAAGCTGGGCGTTTCTGTCCGTCAGCGAGTAGGTTCGTAGCGTTGATCCGCCGGTCGTGAACTGGGCGTAGGCAGTGCCGGTGCCGCCGTTACCAGCAGCAAGGACTCCTGTGACGGCCGAACCGTTCGCCAGATTGACGGCACCGAAACCAAGGGCTGTTCCGTTGGAGTCAACCCGAAGCACCTGATTAGCCGCGCCTGTGATTGCACCCCCATTAGCAGCTGATCCCGTCGAGTTGCCGAACACCGACAGACCTGCGATCTGTTGGAACTTCGAGTAGGTGACCGCGTTGGCCGCGATGGTAAGGCCACCGGCAGCAGCGATGGTGGCATCACCCGACATCGTGACGAATGTTGGAACACCACCCGCGCTACCAAGAACGATCTGCCCTGATGTCGGCGCAGCAGTCTGGCCCATTGCGCTCGCGCCACCATAGAACAGCCCGTTTGTCGTCCAGGATGACAGGCCGGTACCGCCATTACCAATAGGCAGAATACCGCTGACGTGGTTGGTTAGCGTGACCTTGTCCCAGCTTGGCGCTGTGCCGACGCCTCCAGAGATCAGGACATTGCCAACTGCAACACCAGCTAGTTTAGACAGCGCGTTAGCTCCACTAGCGTAGAGTATGTCGCCGATTGTGTAAGACGACTGACCAGTGCCGCCGTTACCGGCAGCTAATGTTCCAACGACTGCGGCTGTTGCACTGACATCGATCGCCCCAAATGCAGGAGTGCCTCCACCGGCCGGGATTCGGAGCACTTGATACGCAGCACCAGCAGCAATGAATCCTATGGAAGTGGTTCCGTTGGCATACGGAATAGTGTTCTGCGTGTAGTCCGAGTTCTGGGCAAAATGGAACTGAGAACCGTTCAGCACCATGCCGCGACCAGCCGTGTACGAACCAGCGCCCGAGAACTGCACCCAGTTTAGCGCGGTAGTGTCGAGGGCCACCGGAGCATCGGCGGTCATCACCCACCCGGTGTCTTTATTGACGGTTCCCTCTTCGATGAACGTGAACGATCCTGGGCTTGCCTTGGCGCTCGTGTTGAAGTCGGTGGCTCGGGTGAGAACCCAGGCCGAACCATAACTACCAATGGCAGTGACGGTATAGATACCGTTCTGGCTTGCGACCGACTGGCTCTTGACCAGGACTCGGTCGTTTACGGCCATCGTGACGCCGTCCAGCACCAACGGCTGACTGGGGCCAGTAATAGTCTTAGTACCCGCCGAATACGTGCCGCCGAGGTCCGCAGTCGTAGATGATCGGCAGGACGCCTTTGGATCAAGCCCTTGAGCAGTGGAGTCGACGTAGTTCTTTGTGGCCGCGTCTTGCGGGTTAGCAGGATCCGCAAGGTTCGTGATCTTCTGGCCGCCAAACGCAACGTCTGCATTCGGGGCACCAAGCTCGGAGATGAGGAACGTGTTCTTTGCAACCGCTGCGCCAACTCCACTGCCGTTGCCGACGATGATCTGGTTGTTCGCCAGAGTGATTTCGCTGGGCACTATCGACAGCGTCGTCACGTTCAGAACGACGGCACCTGTTCCGTTGAACGCTACCGCAGCCGCTGTCGCCTTGCCGGTGATTGAGAAGTTCTGCGAGGCGGCAAGCTGCGAAGCCTGAGACGCGAGACCCGCGAAGTTGGGGGCGGTGATTGTTCCGGCCGTGCTGAAGCTACCGGCCGAGTCACGCAGGACCACCGTGCTGCTCGCGGAGGTGGACGCCGGATAGATCGTATTCCACGACGTGCCATTACTCCAATTCAGGAGGTTGTTGGCCGTGTCCATCCAGAACGCACCTTTGTTTCCGGCACCAGCCGTGAAAGGGGCTGATGCGGAGTTTTGGGTGCGGAACTGGATGATCTCCAGCAGCCCCATGTCGATTGAAGAATAGAACCTCATATCTTTTCCTAATTGATGTACGCGTAGCCCGAAGTTTCACCAGCAAGAGTCACCTCGCAGGTGTTTGTGTCGATGTAGGACACGTTCCCATAGAAGACGTTCTGGGACATGTCGATCAGGGTTACCGATGGGTACCACCCAAGGTTGTGCCTGATGATCCATGCGGCCGAAGGAACGCCTTGGGTGTGAACGTATCTGGCATTCTTGATGAGAGCCTGAACATCTGTTTGCGTGACACCAGCAGTGTCGATGTCGTCGATCTTCTTCTGGAGGTCAGCAACCTTGTTCGTGATTGACGAGTTTAGTGACTCGATCTGTTTGTTGATCGCCTCAACAGCCGCGTCGACTGCGGTGGAAATCTGCGAAGATGGGTCGGTAGGCTCGACGACCTGAGTCGTTGGGACCGGGAACTGCGCCTGGAGGCCGGATCGCCATCGATCTACAGCATCTGAAAACTCCCTGATCGATTGCTCTGTCAGCCGCTGCGGCAGCCTTGGGAACTCTGGAACAACGATGTCGGCAGATCCCAAGCCAGTATTGGCACCAAGCCCCTTTCCTGGGGTGGATGCCAACCGCTTGATCAGGGTTGCCTTGGCGTTGGATGCCATGGCTTAGACATTACTGAGGACGTCCAGTGCGACAACCCTGAGTCGCTCCTTGAACTTCTGCTTGGTGAATCTCAGAGACGTCTGGTACGAGGCGGACGCCTTTTTCCGAAGAAGATCTCTGTTGCGGTAGGCTTCACGCATCGCCGCTATCACGCTGTCTTTGATTGGTTTCGCGCCACGGCCTACGCCAAAATACGGGTGTTCTTTTGGTGCCTGAACAAGCGTGTAGTCGAGATGCCATGAGTCCTCCTTGCTCGTGAAGTCGGCCGGTCCACCCCATGGGATAATGATGTTTGGTCGACCAGCCGCCATGAGCTCTGCAGCCGGGAAGTTCCACCCCTCCAAGCCAGACAGGAACACGCCGCAGTGATGCTCTGAAAGCATCTGCTCGTACCGTTCCTTGCTGTAGTCCTCGTAGAGGATCTCGATGCGGTCATCTTTTACCTCGCGACGGTCACATTCCGGGTTGCTCTTGATCGTGAGCCGCACGTCACTTTCGGTTGGGAACGCAAGTGTGAACCACTCCATTAGTTCGCCGAACCCCTTCCTGGAATTGATTCCGTTGTCGCGTCCTACGGAAATGAACTTGAGGATACTGTCGTTTGGAAGAGGCGACCACGGCGCTTCCCCCCACAGGTTGATGAGGTGAATCGGCCCACGATAACCAGAGTTCCTGAACAGCTTGACGTTCATCGAGCACGGAACAATCAGTGACGCGGCGTTCTTGAACCCCATCGCCGAATCTGGAAGAGCGTCCGGCTCCCACATCGTAAACCTGATCGGAGACTCCTGTGGCCACATCGGGTTCGTTAGAACGAAGTCTGGGTAGTCGATGGCCGACACCCTGACCATGTTAAGAGCCTCCATGCACGCAACGCCGAGACGACCGTAGCCGGTGGCCTCGTTTGCGGTGCAGGAGTAGAATCGGAGCGGTCTGCCGAACAGGAGTGATCGATTGTTCAGCGGAGGCCGGACGTTGACTGTCAGCATGCTTCTGGAGGAGTCAGCCTGGGATCGCGGAAGAACTGCTGTTTTCGACGGCATTCCCAGATCAACTGAGCAACCGCATCAGAATAAGCCTTTGACGATGTCTGATACGTTCCCATGTCCTTCGTCTCTCGACGAGCCACCTGCGATTCAAGGTAGAGCTCAACAGCGTTCACAACATCACGGTCCTCGAATGTCGACGGTATTATGGTTGTGTCATCGAATGTGCGGCGGATTCCGTTCCACTCAACGACGATCTGCTCGTAGCTTTCGATCGAAGGGAACACGTAAATAGTGCCACGGTTCATCGACCAGTAAGCCTGTGCCTTACCGGCACGATAACCTTTGTCGGTCGAAGGGCTGCTTGTAATGTAGACTGGCGCTCCAACAGCACCGTTTGGGGCAATGGGATGCATTCCGTACGCGTCATCCTTCAGGCAGCACCGATACGCATGAATCATGTCGTTCATGCGATTCTGGTCGATGTACTGATACTCGATCTCTGAGCACGCTCCATCGAGCAGTGACGTATACACGCGTTCGATGTTTCCATCCACTGAATCAAATGTGTTCGATCCGCAGTGGAAGATGGTTGACGCCTGGCCGATGTAGTCAGCGTTCTCAGTGCGCAAACACGGGATCTTGGTCTGAAGATCGATGATCGCATCTTTGACAGCGAGCTTGTGGACGCTGACGAGGTTTTCTGCCTCGCCCTCTGGGAACACGGCTGCGCTGATCTGGGTGTAATATTGGGCGAATGTCATCGTGCAAGCCTTCCACGCTGCGACTCCAGATCCGCGATCTGGGAGTTCAGCATGCTTATGGTTGAACTGTCGGTGGCAAGAATTGCTCGCTCACGGACGGAGCGGATCTGATTGGCAAGGATGCCGTCAAATGTCTGGTACGCTGCGTTCACCGCTAGGCTTGACTGGCGCACGCGGTTGAATGCGAACAGGGCGATGAGCACGCCAACTCCAAGCAAACCAACGCTGACTCCAAGTGGAATGCTGATCTCTTTTTTTTCGTTGGTGGCAGCCTTTTCTGAGTCTGACGCGTCCACGTTAGCAGCATACCTTACCTCCTCGCGATACTGCTCATCATGCTGAGCACGCTCCTGCTTCACGGTGGGAACACCAACCTCTTGAACCTCGATCTTCTGCGGTTGAACAGGATCTATCTGAGGAATCTTCAGTTCCACTTTGTTGCCAAGGCCACCGACATGAAGCTGCGCCATCGGAGCCTTCTGTTGTCCGGTGACGATCTTTGAGAACTGCTCGCTGGACTTGACCGAGGAGGCCGAGGCTTCAGCAGTCGTGGTGGTCCGTCGAGAAGTGGACGGAACGAGTGCTCCGCAGCCAGTGAGTAGAACGAGCGCAAGGAGTAGGAGTGATTTCATTAGTCATCGATCGTGATGCCAAGCTGGGCAGCTTTAGCCCTCAGTATTTGTAGCTCGGCTTTGGTTTTCTGAATGTTCAGTCGGCTCAAGCGAATCGCGTATACGCTTGCCAACGTGGCAGCTATTGCCGCTGTAACCTGCATCCAAGTTGGAAGGTTGAAAAAGTGTGACACGGCGACTGCAAGCATGCTTCCAAGGGACAGCGCCCCTGACTTAGTGGCCACGAGTTCTGGTGCTAGTGTGTCGGTGTTCATGGAGGTCAGCGTTTTACTTTACCTACAGATGGACGAGCCACATTAGAATCGCTCGTAGAAACCGACTCTGTGGATTTAACCACCGGATCCACTGACACCTGCTTCGCCACCTCAGCGGCGACCGGAACAGCAGGAGCGTCTTGGCGGGGGGCTGCTCGCTGCGCCTCCGCCAGAGAGATTCCTCCCCGAATCACTGACTGAAGCCGCTGCTGCGATTGCAGCGTCGAGCTCGGCGCGTTGTTTTTTTTTAAGAGCTCGTCGTACTCCAGCTGGGTCATTTCCCAGATGCCGCCACGGCGCTCGCGAATGCGGGTTTCAAGAGCCTCAATGACGGCCGCGTCCTCCGTGGCAATAATTCCCTGACCAGCCTCAATCTCGATAAACGGGACGGTCTTACCAGCGACCTGGATGGTGTTGTAGACGACCGATTTTCCAAAGTACCGCATACGTGGATTTTTGGTTCGTGCCAGATTGATCGCAACCCAAAGTCTTCAAAGAAAAAGGGCGGCTGAGCCGAAGCCCAACCGCCCTCTGCTCATCACAGATCAGACGTAGTAGGAACCGTCGTTCGAGCCGGTGCCATCCGGGGCAGCGGAACCCAGGTTTTCCAGCACGAAGCTAGTGGTCTCGGCCTCCAGAACCGCCGTATAGGTGGTGCTGGTCAGCTTGGTGGTCTTGCTCGGGACACGCATCACGCAGGAGTAGGTGTCGTCCACAGCGGCAAGCTGCTTCAGATCGCCCGTCTTGTTGGTGACGGTGTTGGAGTCGATGATGCCCTGGTAGACGTTCTGCCAGTCGATGGCCCAGAGCATGCGGCCCGAGGACTCGAACCCAGCCGCCTTGTGAGCGGCAAGCATGTCGTCGAACATGCGGTGGGTGACGATGCGGAGCTCGACCTGCGGGTAGTCGAGGGTGAACTTGTAGAAGCGGAAGCCGAACGGCCCCTGCTCCCCGCCCTGGTTCAGCTGCATGGTCAGCCGGAACACGTCCGAGCCGTACTTCGTCTTGAAGTAGTTGACCATGCCGATGATGAACTGGTTGGCGTAGAACGAGTCGGTGAAGAGCTCGATGATGTCCGCCTTGGTACCAGCCGCTTCGCGCTCGCGCTGCAGACGGTAGAGGCTGTTGAACAGCTTGTGCAGGTTGAGGGTCTCAGCCTGGAGGTCGACCACACGGCCGCACTCGCCAAGCTGCTCGTAGATGCCAGTGGCGTTGGCCTTGCGACCAATGCACTTGCCCTCGATCGAGGAACTGATGTTGGACGAGCTCGGGACGACGATCTGAGCCAACTGATCGTACGACGCCATGGTCTGGTTCGGCAGCGCCTTGTTGAAGAAGAAGGCGTTGGCGTGACGGCGCTGGAAGTCCTCGATGATCTGACGGTTGAGCTCGACCTGAGGAACATCGCCAAACTCCTTGAAGAACGGGTTCGAGTCCCGAAGAGCCGAAAGGTACTTCTGGGTGAGCTCGTCTTCGCAGATCGAGTAGCGGGTGGTCTCGATCCAGAACGGCAGCAACTGGTTGTTGTTGAGGCCGGGGATCTCGGAGCAGAACGACTCGTAGTCGGAGACGTTCGGCGTGCCGCGCAGCAACAGACCGAGAACCGCACCAGCCGCGAGGTTGGCGGGGATCTTGGCCTTGTTAGCGATAGCAGCGGTCGCGTTGCCGTAGAACACCGAGGCGGTATTCTGCGGGGTCAACGTGGCGCTCAGGAACGAGCCGTTGCCGTCAGAGCCGGTGCTGCTGACAGTCTTGACGACGAACGCCAAGCGGTAGGTGGTGTCGCCAGTGGCCGGGCTACCGGAACCGGCGTTGGTGCCGTTCACGAACACGCGCAGACCGGGCGGGAACCAGCGAGGATCAGCCGGGGCAGTGCCCTGGGTGTAGATCTTCACTTCGATGTCGTTGACCTGAGACGGGGTCGCTCCGGTCGCGTTCACGACACGGACGGTCCAGTACTCGGTGTTCAGCTGACGCTTGCGGCCCATCTTGATGAACGGGCTGATCTCCCACAGGCCGCCATTGACCTGCTGGACGCTCAGGCGCTTGCCGCCCATGATGCGCTTGTTGGCCTGAAGGAAGTCATACAGGCCGTTTTGCCGGACGCCCACGGCCTTGCCGAGAAAATCGGCAGAGACGAGGTTTCCGAGGATGCGGTAGGTGCTGTCGCTCGATCCGTAGATCGTGGCGAGGTCAGCGGAGGTAACCTGCTTAGCCGTACACGCGGTAACGGCACCACAGGTCTCGATGTTGGTGCTCACCGCCGGGGCACAGCGGTTGAACAGGTTGGTCGTATCAATTTGACTGGGCATAATTTATGTCCTTTCGCCAACCATCATTCCATGCCGCGTCTTTGTTTGTGAATGCTATGCGGTGTTTTGATCTTCAGAACGATCACTGGACCGCATTGGCCAAATAAAAAAGCCGCGTTTGTGAGACGCGGCTGTTGTAAAACACCACAAGTTCTTATTACACCGGGATGCCAATAGATTCCCAGAAACCCCTTGGAACACCATTGATTGATGTCTCTTCGGCCTTCTCGTCTTTGCGCCCAGTAGGCTGCGCCTTGACCGACGGTGCGGACTGCGTAGTCGCAGGTTTTGGTGTTTGTTTTTGTGAGGAATTGCTCTCAGACTTCGTGAAGCCCATGCGTTTTGCGTACGCTTCAGCCTTTTTTTCGATGTCAGATTTGATTTTAAACGCTTCGTATTGGGCCGTCTTTATGATCAGCTGGGGAACGAGAGACTCGTCCTGCACGGTGTAATACTTAGACCTCTGAGACACCGGCATATTGGCGTAATCACGCATGGTTGAGAATCTGCGACCGTCCTCGGTTACTGGACGCTCTTCGCGCGGCACGGATGCAATCACCTTCTCAACGTGCAATGCGGCACTCACGAGGGTTTGCACCTCGCGACTCTTCTCGCTGTATCCATTCGGATTGTTGATCACACGCACCGCAGCATCGAGGGCCGGGATACTCCACTGCTCCACGGTGCTTACAGCCTCCATTGCGATTGGGTCGTTCTTGATGTCCTCAACAGCCTTGGATCGATCGGTGTCAAACGTCTCTACAAGATCAGGACGCACAGCTTCAAGGAGGCTCTTGGAAGCCATTGTATCCACCTGCTGACGGATTGGTGCCAACTGAGCTTCCGCCTTTGCGCGGCGCACCTCCTCGATCTCGCCGCCATATCTCTTGGCGATACGCTCTTCAGCCTCTCGGATAGCCTGTTCTTTGAGGATGGATCGATCAGCCTCTTTTAGATGGCGATCATCCACCTCGATGGAGTTCTCATCGATGAATGCGCGGTGGTCGTCATCGTCCCACGAGAAGTCCACGCCAGGGTTTTCCTTGCGCCATTTCCGCTCATACTCGCGCTCTTTCTTGGTGCCATCGAGGAACTCGCGCACGAGATCGCGGCCACGGTACTCTTGCGGGTGCAGACGCTGCACTTCGCGGAGTCGCTCGACTTCCTCCTGGGCGTCCTCCGGGATATCAACTTGTGAAGCACGGGCAGCTTCTTGAGCAGCCCTGTCGGCAGCAGCAGCCTTCTCTTGCTCAATGCGGCGGTAGGTTTCGGCTGCAGCTTCTGCAGCAGCCCTGCTCGCGGTCTCGGCCACCTTTTCTGCGGTCAGACGCGAGCGTCGCGGTTTGGGCTCTGGCTTCTCTTCTTCAACCTCCTCATCGGCATCCTCGGCCTTTAGCTCTTCTTTGGGAGCCTCAGCCTTCTTCTCCGCCTTCTTGGACGGCTTTGGCTTCTCTTCAGTCTTCTGAGCCTCTGGCTGCTTGGAATCCTCATTCTGCTCATCGACCTGCTTCTCCTCGCCGAGTAGCCGGTCAAGAAGCATTAGACTTGCCTCTTTCGCGGCCTCGTCCATTGCTGCGGTATTGTCGCCCTTTTGCTCGGGGCTTGGCTGCGTCTGCTGCGCCTGTTCAGCGGCGGCTAGAGCATCGGTATTCTGCTGTTCTTCAATGGTCATGTTGATCCGTGATTTGTACTTCGGCCGTTCGGAGCTTGAGCTTCTCCGACAGCGCGTCATTCAAGACGTTTAGGCACGTCTGAAAACGGGATGCCTGTGTCAGCGCCGTTGCTGCGCGGTTGTCCAGCCCCGCTTGGGAGGACAGCGACTCAGGGTTGCGAACTACTACGTTTGCGGCCTCGGCCTGTAGGGCTGCGATCTCAGCCAACAGGCATCGCTTGAGGAGGGAGGCTTCCGGTTGCAGCAGCCATTTGCTGATCTGCAGGGATTCCGCCTCCGATAGGAACTTGGTCTGGACTGACAGCATTCAGTTGTTGTGCTTCTCCGATGATCTGAAAGAGCCGCATGACGGCTTGCGCTTGCTGGTCCTGGCGACCGGCCAGTTCCTCCAGCGCGGCGGTTGTCTGCTGCGCCTGAACTTGCATCGGCTCGACAAGGTTGGCGCGAAGCTCTTCTCCCAGCTGCATCATCTTGCCGTCTACGACCTGGGCAGCCATTTGAGCCAACTGCTGCTGCACCTGGGCGGCCTGTTCCTCCTGCGCCTTCTGCATCTCCTCAGGTGACTGAGGGGGCTGCTGAGGTGGCTGGATGCGCAGACGGAAGTCCTTTGGCGCGCCACTATAGACGAGGATCTGATTGAATAGGTCAATCAGCTGTTCAAGACCGGCGGCTTGGGAAAGCGTCGGGTTTGAGAAGATCGACTGGAACGTCTGGATCATCGTCGCCGCAATCTTCGAGTCCACAATACGATCAGCGCCATCGCGATCACTAGAGAAGCCATCCACGCGCAGGGCATCCTTGCTGCCGCGAATACCAGCCTTGGCATTGCGAGACTCTGGCTCGTCCACCTTGAATCCCATCTCTTCGAGAGACTTCCTCTTGGTGTCATCGACCTCAGCGACATCAGCCAGAACCTCGTCGTCGGAGTAGGCTAGGAACGCCTCGTAGAGCAGCTTCTTGCGAGCCTTCATAGCTCCGTCAATAAAGCTGCCAGTGAGCTCCAGTCGGTTACTGGTGTTGCTCGCCACAATGCGCACCTCCTCGGCCGTCTGCTCGTGAGACGCCGGGAAGCCAACCTCCTGCGGGGAGTAGCCAAGCACACGCTCCATCATCTGAAGCAGCTGGTTGATGCCAGAGGCGATCTCCATCGAACTTCCCTGCGGAAGGCCAACCGGGGTAAACGCCTCGCGCTCAGACTGCTGCTGCCACGAAAGTTCGCGCTTCGAGTACGGAATGAATGTGACTCCACGGTACTTCTTCTCACCAAGGTTGTTGATGAGGTCGATGTACTTCTGGTCAACCACGTCCGCATTCCAAAACACAATGCGCTCCAGGTTCTGCTTCACCGTCAGTATGTACTGGGTGAGCATGTTGGAGATGTGGTCCTGGAAAGGCAGGAGCTCCAGCGATAGTGAGGAGTTGTGGGCGCTTCCCTGATCCGCGTCGTACATGTAAGCAACGAGCGGGTTGTAAGCGAGCGGCACAGCGTGACTGACAGTGTGCGATCCGGTATGGATGAATCGCATCCAGACCGGGTGATCGTAGTCGAACAAATCCCACTCAGATGGGATCAGCTTTGTAAAATGAGACACCACGGTGACACCCTCGTCATTGTGGTTCAGCGTGTAGCGATAGGCGTTCTTGACGCGCTCGTCCTCGCCGCTTCCTGGAGCGAACATGCCGACCTGCGGGAACTTCAGGGCGCACGGGAATAGCTCGCGGTAAAAGTTGTACTTCGCGTCCACCCAGCTTCCGTACTTGAACTGGATGTTGTCTGTGTTCCAGAAGTTCTTGTTGCTCTTGACGTCTTTGTACCGAAGCACGTTCCAGAACCCGGCGTATTCGCAGCCGGTGTCCGTGTTCATCGTGGTCAGACGGTTTGCGAGATCCCAGAACACACGACTAGGGTGGGGGATTTCAAAACGAACACCCTCCTTCACGGTTCTGGTCTTCTCGGAGCCCTTTTCCAGGAAGATCTGCTGCTCTCGGTAAAAGTCCTCGGACGGGAAGTTGATGCACGTCCCGTACTTGAGCATCTGCAGGATCGACTGGCGCTCGTCCTCGCGATAGCCCATCTCCTGGACCATGCGCTGAATGCGGCTCGTGATAATCTCGCAGCGCAGCCGATTGGCCGTGGTCATCGACACCGGCTCGTACTTGTAGAGCGGGTAGATGTCGCGGTCGGTGAAGAGCTTGGCCCAGCGCATCTTCGTGTACGCCTGGACCAGCGGCACGAAGATGTGGAAGAACGTCGGCAGGTCCAACTTCATTATTGGCTTGCCGTCCTTGCCGCACTTGGCTGTGCCGTCCGAGTTGCACAGGGGCACGAGCATGTTCGTGAGGCGCTGAGTCATGCCCCACGTCTTCATGGCGTCGTACGCCTTCTCGCCGGACACGCCGCTGGACAACAGACCCTCCACCAAGGTGTAAGTGATCTGCCTCTGGGACACGTCGTACGCCTGATCGATGGCGTACCACAGGCGAGCATCGTCGAGGTTTCGACGAATGCCCTCGTCAATGCGAGAGGAGTTCAGGTCGATCAGCGCCTTGATCTTGTCGCTGGGAACCTCGGCGGTGAACTTCGCCTTGAGCTTCTCAGGCGTGGCTCCGCGCTTCTTGAGCAGTTCGAGATCGACCATGATTGGTTACTTCTTCTTGGGGCCACCGATCATAATGATCACGCCCATTCCTTTGCCCTTGTGCTTCATCTTTCTGCGCGGCTCATCATAAGCATCATCATCAGCAGCATCGCCTTGCTCTCTCTCATACCCAGGATCCTCGGAAGCATCTTCGGAATCCATAGAGCCTTCCTCATCCATGTCTTCGCACTTCTCCACTTCGGAGATGTCTGCGACGACCTCGGAGTCAGACTTGGACTTGATCTTGAGGGTAGCGTAGACCTCGACCGTTTCACCGGGTTTGGCGTTTGCAACGGCCTCGTCAACGTCGGCAATCGGGATGGTAATCTCAGCCATAGGTCACAACTTTAGGTGGAGCATTCGCTGCGCCCGTGCAGAATTACAACCGAAAGTCGCACCGACCTTATGCACGACAAAAACGGCCGGTGGTTACCAGATCTCTCGCCAAAAGGTTTCGAGGTTTTCAATGCCTACGAGCGTTATCTGATGGTGGATGGACCCCGCAAAGCAGGGAAGTCTTTAGCGATCGCTAACCGCGTGGCACGCCATCTCTTTGAGAATCAGAATGCCACCGTTGGGATCATCACAAAGACCCTGAAGAACGGTAAGGTTGGTGTATGGTCTGACCTTACAAAAACTGTTCTTCCGCAGTGGATAGGCGCGAAAATCGGCATGAAGTGGACAAAGGAGCCAACAATGGACGTGGCTACAAAGATGTCCTACGCACGTGTCCGAAATGGATTTGGAGGAGAATCCGAGGTCCAGCTTCACTCGCTAGAGAACGTCTGGGAGGCGGAAGCCAAGTTCAAAGGAACACGCTTCTCGTTACTTTGGTTGTCCGAGGCTGACCAGTTTGAGGACCGCGTTGTGTTCGACGTGTTGACCGACCAGCTACGCGTCGTTGAGATCCCATACGAGAACCATCAGATCATCGCCGACCTGAACCCCCCAGAAACCGGGATCAACCACTGGCTCGCCGGGATATGGATCACGCGAAAGCAAAGCGACAACGAGCAGTTCGAGAACCAGTTCAAGCGCATTCAGTTCACGATCGACGACAACACATTCCTTGATCCACGCGAGAAACAAGACCTGATCAACAAGTATTCATACGACAAGCAGCTGTACGCTCGTTACGTCATGGGAGAATGGGTTGAAGACGTAAGCGAGGGCCACTTCGCCGATGTGTTCGTCCCAAACACTCACGTCGTCGGAAACGTCTCAGGCCCACGCGAGGAGGATCACGAGATCATCATCCCTCCCAAAAACTGCATCGAGCTCTTCAGTGGTTGGGACTTGGGTGATGTGAACCACGCCTGTTCTATCTCGTGCAAGCGTACCGACGCCAACGGAAACTCGATCTTCGACGTGATCGATGAGGCGGTAGTCATCGACCGGAAGATCAGCATCGCCGACTTCACTGATACGGTGATGGAGAAGATGCAGTGGTGGGAAGAATACCTGAAGAAGGAGCACGGCACAGAGCGAATCCTATGGCGTCACTGGTCGGACAACTCGGCGTGGCGATACCGTGCTGCCTCCGACGTGTACGATGAGCTCGTGGTGCGCCAGGTGTCGCAGGGCAAAATCGTCCTGCACGCAGTTACCAAAGGATCCGGCTCCGTGAAGCAGCGCATCGGGCTCCTCAAGAAACTCATTTTCGATCGGCGCATCTTCTTCTCCGCACAGCTGACCAACACGATTAAGATGGTCCGCGAGATGAAGCCGGGACCGAACCGCGCCGAGCCAATCCGTGACGGAGACAAGAATAAACACATCTTCGACGCGCTAACCTACATGCTCATCAGCGAGACCCCTATGGATGTAGAACGACGGACCATTACAACGTCGGTCAAGAAGCCGACCATGGTCTTCACGCAATGACACCGAAGCTGATCTACCTCAACCACAAGGACACCGAACTCTGGCTGATCTCTGGTGACACCTGGGAAATCCCAGTCAAATGCAGGTACTGCGAGTTCAACGGCACCGAATACATCCACGCTTTTCCCGCCGTGGCACTCGGGTTTGCTCAGTCATCGTCCCTTGACCTGGCGCTCAAACGACTGGGCGGGGAGATCGACGTGAAGTCAGGGTGGGCTATCCCAGCTGAAGCGATGCGACAGCATTTCAGGAAGGCTGAAGGCATCACTCCCGAGTTCTACTTCAAGTGGAACGGAGACGCGGTCAAGACACCCACAGCCGAACAGATCGACGTGAAGGTGAAGGAGCGTCAGTCCAAGCTCGACTGCTCCGAGTTCATCAAAAACGTCGCTCAGGCGTCTGGTATCGATGTGGGCACATTGACGCTCGCATGGATCGCGATCACACAGCAGATCCCTTCGTGGCTGCTGACGGGTAACACGCTGAACCTCGGCTTCTCAAGACTCATCGCCGTCCCATACCGGAAGAACTGGAAGGAGATACTGCTGACGCGCTACCCGACGCTGAAGAAAGCTCTGATGATCAAGAGCCCGAAGCGACTGCTGTCGATGGCGTTCACTGCTGCGTCCAGGATGGTTCGCATGTCTGAACTAACCGAGAGCCATGAGCGCAGGGGGCGTACTGTATTCTCGTGGACAATCGAGGTGTTGCACGACTCAGGCTGGGAAAAAACGTGCGATCAAGTAGAAGGTGACGCAGCAGCGCGACTCGGCCCACTGGCTTACGTAAAGCGGTGGGCCAACCGTGTTTCGCAGATCGAAGACAGCATCTATGAGGTCTTGGCTGAACAGATTCAGAAAGAAACTGCTCCGACTTGCCGAGTACTCTGGCGTCGTGGTCAGCGGGGTATGCAATTTGTTCAGGCATCTCCCACTGTCATTGGCTCTTCCACGATTGTTGAATGCGATGACGGCAGCAGCACGAGCGTTGACGATTTCCTCGGCATCGAAGACGCGTCCGAGTATCTGGAGGAAAAGGCTTCGCGCCTGTTACAAATGCCCACTGTTCAATCCGAAAATGAAGACGTGCGGGTACCACGGGGAACTGATGCACAGGTCAGGCCAGACGATGGGATGCTGGTGCTACCTGCCTCTGGCTGCCAAGTTGCCAGAGAAGCAGTGCTGGATTGACGCAATGGGATCAAAAGGCAAGTGGACTGAATGACACCGATTCCAACAGAACAAAATGGATGCATATCTACCAATGTGCAGCCAATTAGTAATAGGCCAACAATCTCGATGGCTGTAGCAGAAAAGGCTGCACGCGAAGCGGGGTTCAATGTCATTGACGCCAAGCAACTGAAAGCTGCTGGTGTTTTTGGTGAGTTTGTTTCCCAGGTTGGCGCAATCCACTTGGGCCGATCTCGTTTGGCAATGAATCTGGCTCGCACAGACAAAGCTCTTGAGTTCTGCGAGCAAGCCCTTGAGCACCGCGAGTTTCCTGATCCCGAGTCGATGATTGGCGTTATGAAGGTTCACGCCTCACTGATTGGCGAGTCGAACCGTGCCGCAGAGCTCTTGATCAAGTCGGCGCAACAGGCCGCTGAGACTGCGAAGACTGAGGCGCTCACACAGTTGCCTGGGTTTGTTCCTCGTGCTCAAGTCGGCCCCACTCAAGTGAACGTGCAGGTCATTGCCAAGGCTTCCGAGACCAGCGTGACCGAAGTGAAAGGAGACGACGATGCCTCAGATTAAAGGAGTCAAGCGGTTGCCCAGCGGCGGCGTCATGTACCGTGGAGAGCGATTCCCCGGCTTCAATAAGCCGAAGGCTGCTCCTGCTGGTGACATCCACAAGAAGCGGGTGCTCGCGAAGAAGGGCGATAAGGTGAAGGTTGTGCCGTTTGGTCATCGTGGCTACAGCGACTTTACCAAGCACAAGAACCCAAAGCGCCGGGCCAACTACCTGAGTCGATCGGGGGGCATCCGCAACAAAAGCGGACAGCTTACCAAGGACGACAAGTTCAGCGCGAACTACTGGGCGCGGAGGATCCTCTGGTGAGCACTGCCTCAAAGTCCAACCCCGGCCTCTGGAAGCGGATCGTCAAGGCGGTGAAGTCGTCGTCGAAGGGCGGCAAACCGAACCAGTGGAGCGCGCGAAAAGCGCAGATCGCCGTACGTCGTTACAAGGATCTTGGAGGTTCATACCGTGGAGCAAAGTCTCCATCCAACAGCCTCGCCAAGTGGACCAAAGAGGACTGGGGCACCAAGAGCGGGAAGAACTCAGTTGTCGGACGGGGTGCCACCGGGGAGAGGTACCTGCCGCGCAAGGCTCGTCAGTCGCTGAGCAATTCAGAGTACGCCGCAACAACGGCCGCGAAGCGTGCCGGAATGAGGTCCGGCAAACAGTTCGTGCGTCAGCCAAAGGGAATCGCAGAGAAAACCGCTAGATACCGCTGACGACTCCACCTTTCAGGTCCGACACATACCGTGTAGGCAACAGGTCAATTTATGGCTACCGCTCAAATCTACAACAATGCACTCCTGGAGATGGTCAAGGGCACCTTGAACTTCCCCACGACCACCACACCGACCTACAAGGTCATGCTGATCGCTGCGACTCCGTCGTACACGTTCAGTAAGAACCACTCGACTGTGTCCGACGTAAAGACCGCTGGTGCCACCGAGGTCTCTGGAACCGGGTACTCCACTGGGGGCGCATCAATCCCGTCGCCAGGCATTGCCACGACGATCAACTCAAACGCGATTGAGGTGAACATCACCGACGTAATCTGGCCGAGCTCTACGATCACTGCCCGTGGCGCGATCCTCTACAACCCGACCGGGAACGACGCGACTGCTAAGGTGGTTGCCTACATCGACTTCGGCGCGAACGTGTCATCGAACAACTCGGCGCTGACGATCGACTTCCAGACACCGCTCAAACTCCAGAACTAACCAGCATGGCCAATCTGATCGCCTTCGCCGGTTACGCTCGCGAAGGAAAGGACGCTGCTGCCCAGCGACTGGTGGCTCTCGGATGGAGGCGCATTGCCTTTGGGGACATCATCAAGCGGCAGATCGACCCGCTGGTGCAGCAGCACCTGGGCTTTTCTGCGTTCACTGAG